TTGAATAAACAGAACCCCATCCGTCCTCATTGGGATAAGTTGCTTGTAAATAATCATATGCCTTACGATGTAAATTATCCCCAATTTCAACAGCGAACTTACTTGCTGTTTTTTTATTTGTCATATTTTCCTCCTCTTTTTTTAAATCTAATTCAAGTTTATCAGAAATATCATTTAATTTATTTAATATTTCATCTTTAGCTTTAATACTACTGTAATGGCTTATATATCTTTTATAATCTTTCTTTGCATCTAATTCAGAAAATCGAGTAATTTCAATTTTTGAATTAGGTACTGACGGTTTATAGTCTAGTCCTAATATTGTGATTGCGCATATATCAAAGCTTTCTACTATTTTATTTCCGTTTTCATCAGGTTTATCGTTTATAAAATTAGCCAATAATTCACAACTAACACTCCTGTTGTTTTCTTTTAAAAACAAATTATATATATCGGTAGCATAAAGTTTGCTAATAATCCCATCTACACTGGCAACCAAATAACCATCTTCATCATAGCTGTATTTTACATCTTGGTCTGGTATATTTCCTACAATTTTTTGATTATCAGTGTGTGTGGTGGCGTCCTTTGATAATTCGGAATATTCCGCTGTTATCCAATTGCCAATTACACTACTCGCATACTTCTTTAAAACATCTTCAAAATATAATTGTTTATGACTGTTTGGTCTAGTAGACAAGAAATCAATTCTACAAATAGCGTTTTTATAATCCTCATCTTCTATAAAATCTACAAAATTATCAATTGATAAATTAACTTTCATCCTAACTTTGTCTTGTTCCAATAACATCTGCCTCCTTTATTAAATCTTTTTTAAACCAAAACCCTTTATTTTCCATATCTTTATATTCAGGTATAACGCCTTTTTTATGTAATATTTCGCCATCTTTAAATAGCATAAAAATATAGTCACTAGTATCTTTTGGTTTTCCTAATAAAATCATAATATCCTCCTTTTATTTATATTCTCTAGCCTCACTACCCGAATCCTTAATATTACCTTCGTCTTTAAGTGGTGCACCCGCCGATGGAATAGGAGCGACCTCTTTTGTTTTATTAGGCAATGTTTCTTGGTTTTGATTATTTGTGGTATGAATACTCTGCAATGATACAAGATTGTCTTGCAATGCACCATATTTAGCTTCTTGCATACTTCTTATATAATCTTGAGGTGGTATACCCACTAATGTGCTCCACATAGATTCATTCATTACAAAACCCAAGGCAGACGCCTCCATTATGTTTTTTTTATGTTGTTCTCTTAAATATGGTTGATTAGAACCAACAAATGTAAAATTCCATTTATATTTTTTCATTTTTCTATTTACATAAAAATTTAAAAAGGCTTCAAATTGTCGGTACATTCTTGAAACTAATGCAAAATCATTAGATATTTGGGCATATGTTTCAGATTGGCTGGATTTTTCGGACGAATATATTAATCCGCTTGCACTAACTCCCTTGCCAGCAGTTTCTTTATTCTTGTTATTTGACATTTCTTTATTATAATCTTGAAACTGATACAACTTACTGCCTTCGGTCGGCATCATTATAGCGTTAATATTCTTTTTCAAACCTCTTTTTACAAGTTCCATAAACGTAATTGCTGTTTCAGGTTGAATTGCAAACATATCTGATTTTTTACTATCTTGCTGTTTGTTATTTATTGGCATATCACCAATAATCATAGCACTTGCTCCAATAATATCTTTATCTTTTTGTAACGCCGAAACCGCCTTTGAGTCCAAGCATTGTAAAATCATATTAGACAAATACGGAACTACAGCTAAATTAGAACTATCCCATTTAAAATACCATGCTCCATCATCAGGAGATGTCTGTACTTTGGTGGTACTCACAGCGTTTCTTTTATTAAGTGGTGCATTTGGGTTATACTCCTTTTGCATACTAGTATCATATACTTTATCTAAGTATTTTTCAAATATAGGTGGATATGCCTTAACCGACGTTCCCGCCCTGTTAAAATAAGACATGTCAAAATTCCATAATAACCCATCTTTATACAAAGACTCTAAAGTACAATATTCTTGTGGCATAGGCTGTATAGCGTAATTTAACTCAGAATCATTTAAAATCATGGGTTTATCTGACATATCGTCTTTACTACCCCTTAGATATACAAAAAATCCACCTCTTTTAATTACATTTTTTAAAATTTTAGGAAATTCCTCTTTTACTCTAAGGGTGTCAAGAAATCTATTTCTACGTATAGAATCTTCCTTAAAATCTTTGCTCTTATAATCCTCTTCGGTCATATAATCATTTCTACAAGCCCATGTTAAATCAAAAGATAATAAATTAGATAAATAATCTATTATCTTTTGTATAAACACATCGTATACTTCCATAAAATCATTATATGATTGAAGCAATTCTGAACTATTTTTATCAGTATAAGAATTTAACGCCGACTCCAAACCAGCCTCAGTTGGTATTAATGGGTCATCTACTAATGTTGATAAATTATTGTTTAGTAAACTTGCGTCAAAATACATCGATGGTTTTGTATATATTTTATTTGCCATTTGTATAACATCATATACCCTATTTGCAGATATTTCTTCCAAGGGTTCATCTTTCTTTTTTTTCATAATCACACTCCTTTCTTTTAAAATACAAATTGAGTATATTTGCTTATATCAAAATCATCTTTTCCATTTTCGACTTCATGTTTATTTATAATCTTAGTAGCAATATAGTTTCCGTAACATAACGCCGACACCCTATCTTTTTTATCCTTTTTTTTAGTACCCTCAGACAAACTAACAAGCCCGCTTTTCCATGTTGATTTTAAATTTACCGCTTCGTTAATCAAATATGATGTCTGTATATATGGTATTAATTTTAACGCCTTTTCTTTGGGTGTCATAATCAATGAATTTTTATCCTCTTCCATAATTCGCTCAAAATCTAGTCTATCAATTAAAAATCTTATTTCACCTTTTCTTAATCTGACACTTAAATCCATATATACGTCATTGTTAAATACGGTTGTTCCTTGAACAGGTATAAGACATGGTATGGCGTTCGCATCTATAGTCCTTGCTCTTAAATCTTTTAATGTGGAATCCGAAACACACTGCAAATCATTTTCATCTGATAATGTAAAACCATTTTTTCTCCACAAATTAGGTGGTCGTTCAGGGTGTATAAATTCTTTCGTTAAACTGTTATAGTGAACTGTCCCGCCATTTCTTTCGTCAAAAACAATATAATCCGCATCGTAATCCCAAAATAATTCTCTTATTTTTAATAAAGCTTCATCGCCATTACCACCGCCATGTGTTTCCATATATTCAACGTTTCTAATCCATATATCACCTATCGGATAAAAAGCAATACAACATATTGCTGTGTTATCGTTGTCCTCGCCATTACTAAAAGCAAAATCTACTGAAATTAACCTAAATTCATCTGCTCGCTTTTTTCTATTATTATCTTTGCCTGACATAAACTGTGATATGGTAGGTGGATAAAAAGCCTTTTTTAACTGCTGGTTTCTACTAAACATTTCTCTTGTATAAAATGCGTTTTCTACTTCGCCTAATGTTTCATTTAATATTTCCATCCTAAACGAAAGCTCGTCCATTTCTTTTTTTTGTTGTAAAAACCACGACACAGTTCTTAATCCATGTCTTAACGCTGAGAATATATCAATACAAAGCACCCTGTTTTTTGTTCCTGTATTTTTAAAATAATTGCTATATGTATCTCTGAACATTGTATTAAACCACTCGTTTTTATATCTATTCGATGTAATACATATAAGTTTCGTATCTTCGTCTAAATCTGTTCTTTCTAGATATGGTTCTTTATTTCTAAAACCCGCCCTTCTTGTCACGAGCATAGGCATAGCAATACTACTCCAATCTCTCTTTTTTATAAGACGAAGTTCTTCTCCAATAAGAACATCAAAGTGAAGCCCTCTTGAAGAGTTTATACATGGAAAGAAAGTCATAGTACTACCATTCCAAAATGTCACATTATATCCCTTGTCGGTTTCTCTTGTGGTTATATACTTATTTTCATACAACCATTTCATAAGCCACGAATACTTAAATACTAGTTCTCCCATAAAGGCAGTTAAAAAGTTTTCATTTGCTTGAGAATTACCTACAGCGGTTACCCCCACTTTGCTCCCTGGGTATACTAGACATCTATAAGCACCAAAAACTATAGCTCTTAACGACTTTCCTACACCTCTAGTACTAACCTCGATATATTGATTTGCTTGTTGCATTAAATCATATGAAAAATTCTGATACCCAAAACTATGAAAACCCATTCTTTTTTCTATATATATTGCGGGGTTTTTTCTAAAATATGTTGCCCATCTTTTTTTTCTGTCTTTTATTTTTTGCAGTTCTTCTTCGGTTTTTATTTGAGTATTACCTATTCTATCTCTTAATCTTTTTAATTCCTCAAGTTTTTCCCTGCTTGTCATTTTTTATTCCTCTTTTTTACATCCTCAAGACTTAAATCAGGATAATCTTTAGAGTTCGCAACCTTATTTAACGTTGCCCTCATTATATCTTCGTAATCCTCGTCTATGCCTAGTCTATTATTGAGGTTTTTATCCTCCCATTCCAAAGGCTCCATTTCTTCCATAATAAAAAAATCGTTTTCTATATTTTTTTCCATATATGTTTTATTTTCTTTAAGCTTAAAATTATCTAATCCTAAGATTTTATAATAATCCATGACTTTTTTTTCTTCAGCCTTGCTATCATTGTTTTCTTTGTCACCTTTTTTTTTCATAACTTCTAATTCGGCTAAACATAAATATCTCATAGTATTTTCCATGCTAATAGTCAAATTTTCACTTTGTGAATACTTATTAAATAAAGTTTCCAAACGTAAATAGTCATCTATGCTATCTTGAATACCCCAATCTTCTTGAAGCCCCATTAGTAATTCTTCATCGCCATTACTATTAGGT